TTGCAGCCAATCCAACATTTGAATTGGTTAAAATAAGGTCTCCACTTAATGTATGGTTTGGACTACCACCATTATAGTTGTATTTGTAGATATCATTTGTTCCTAATGTAGAGGAACGTGAAATTTTAAACTTATCGGAATCAGAATCATCAATACCAACCGAATAATCGTTTGCGCCACCTTGAGTTTGGAATGTTAATTTAGGGTCACCTGTATTCCAAATGGTTATTCCACCATCTACGTTAATAGACCCTGTAAAATCATGTGTATCATCCGAAGAATCACCAAATTTTGTAGAACCTGATGAAAATATGATGGATGAAGACACGAATTCCGTATTGAACTCTTGTGCCGTGATTGTACCTTGAACTACAATGTTCTCGGATACGTTTAATGAACCCGTAATAGCTAAATCTCCAGTAGTAGAAATACCACCGGAGTTTACTATGAGTCCATTTTTAACTACAAATTCGTTTGCCATTCTAATTCCTCTTGTTTTTCACTTTCCAAACTTCGGATTTTTATATTATTATATTGAAACCATTCTTCTTACTTCCATTGTACCCTCAACTCCACCATTTGTACTCATATACAATGTCATTGTTCCCGAACTATATCCAACAGAGAATTCATGCAAACTTGTGTCGCCAAGGTCTGCTGTTGATGTTTCAGAGAATACTACTGAACTACCAAAATTTGTATTAATAGTAATTGTACCAGCACGATAGTTTGTACCATCACCAAGGTGGTAATTTATGAAAAATGCATAACCCGTATCGACATGGATTGCATGTGTTCCGGAAGTGGGGACATTAAAACCAACAGCTTTTGTTTCGGTGTAAAAACTGATTGGGCCTACATTTGCTTCCAATGCAATGGATGCGGTGAAGTTTGTACCAACCTGTCCAACATATATACCTTGTGTAGTTAAGGTTTTTGATTTTATACCTTCAGAATTTACATCATCCCAAACATCGTATGTTTGTGATTGTGGATTGTAACCTGAATAGTAAGTTACATCCGCATCACCTTTTAAGCTATCTGCATCTGAAAATATTGCAATTCTATTACTAGCACCACCCGAAGATACATCTACATATCCAGACCCTTGAATAGAAGCAATGTCGGATGCAATAGATGCCGAAATAGGATTCACATAGTCATAAACCCCATCACCACTTACAAGTGTAGTATTACCATTACCAACCGAACCGGTTTTTGCTGAAATGGTTAATTCACTTGAACCATTATAAGTTGTACCACTATTTAATTGTAAACTTACATTATCAACTACTAAATTTTCTAAATTAGAACCAAGAGGTATACCACTAATTGTACCACCACTTAAAGTTCCTGACAAGGTTGACAATGACGCTGATACCGAACCCCAATCATCAATTGTAACATCTGAACCTGAAATATCACCTGAAAAGTAGTTGTTTGTAATTGATGAATTACCAATTGTTACTGTATTAGTACCACTACCAGTAGCGTAGTGTCCTATTACTATTTCATTTTCAGTTCGTGACCCTAAACTAGCAGCAAATGTAGATTTAGTATAGTTACCAAAATATATACTATCTTCAGGTACTAAATTATAAGTATTATATTTATTACCGGAGTTTCTACCTATATAAAAATTTCCCGAACCTGTATAGGATACAGCTTGCGGGCCCGCTTGGTATCCGATTGCTATAAGCTCGCTACCACCGTGGTAGTTGTAGAGAGCGTTTGAACCAATGATAGTATTAGAGTTGCCTCCTCCTGGAAATCCAATCATGGCTTGAAAACCGATTGCGGTAGTATCTCGGCCAATTATAGTGTTGCTTGCTGCAACATTATGACCTATAAGTGTAACGTGGTCACCCATTGAAGTGGCAGTCGCTGCCGCATAGTCACCTACAATTGTTATTGAATCAAGATTTCCACTATAAGATTTTAAAGCTTGAGTTCCTATAATAACACCACCGTTTCCGGGCCAAGTGTTGTTAGGGTTTGAGTAACCTGCTTCGAATCCAAGTCTTAAAAAGTCAGAACCTGTTGAATTAATAGTAACAGCTGGAACAGATATTGTATTTGTAGTAGTTGCGCCATTATCAGTTACTTCTTGTAAGGTTGTTGATGTAGCACCTGCTTCAATAGAAGCAAGGGATGCTGATACACTACCCCAATCATCGATTGTAATGTCTGAACCTGTTATATCACCTGTAACTGTTAAGTTTTCTGCTATATTTACATCACCGACAGCATTAATTGCTATTCTATCTGCAAGTGTTCCATCTACACGAGTTCTTAATCCAAATGTAGTATCACCATCAATACCATCTGCTTGGAATCCAAAGAATCCTGATTGGAGATAACTACTACCATCATAAACAAAAGCATTTACTGCTCCAATATAATCACCATTAGCAATCGCAGTTGGAGATGCTGCCGTACCATGTGATTTGAAGAATCTTATGTCGGGGCCATCGGAAGTATTATCGTGTTGAGCTACTCTAACTTGTGCTTCTCCACTTGATTCACCAACTATGTCTAATTTTACTTCAGGATTTGATGTTCCGATACCTAATCTTTGATTAGCAGTATCAATGGATAATAAGTCAGATGAGGTGACTTGGGTGTTAGTCCCAACAATAAGAATTTCATTTGCAGCTCCTAAATTTCCAAGCTGCAAGGTATTGGCTTCTATTCTACCGAAAGAGCCCGTAGATGTTACATCTAAACTATTAAGTGATGCGTCACTACCGGAGGTAATGACTTTTTTCCAATTCGGCATATGTCCTATCCTATCTTGCGGTTGGTAACATTTTCATGCCCACTTCCCTTTCGGGCCTACAACCAAGGTTTATGTGATTAATCTTCTATAAATAGTATGATAGAAAATAAAAAACCCCACCATCTCTGGCGGGGTTTCTTATAACATTGAAAAACTTATTTTATTTTTTTCAATTCTTCTTGTAGCTTCACTGCGAGTTTAAAAACTGACTCAACTTGTTTTCCTTTAAAACTTGCTTCACCAAGTCCAATAATGAGAGCTTCAAGTTCACCTTTTGTTAACTTTAATGTTGCCTCATTAGGATTTTTAGTTTGTTCTTTTTTTAAACCTAATTTATCTGCTAAACCCATAACTTATCCGTTTTTAATGGTTATTATACATAAATGTAAATTTCACCACCATCAACACGAAGGTTACCAGCTTTTTCGTAATTAGCATCGGTAGCCCCAATTTTAACAGCAGCAATGTATGCATCAGATGCAATTGTTGTCTGATTCCAAGTTGAACCAGTAGCGTCTAACGCCCAACGACCTTCCGATTCATCCCAACCAAGTGAAGGGCCATCATCGTATGCAACAATACCAGCATCTGCAGCACCAGCCGAACCAGAGTTCAACAAGATGAATTGGTCATCTACGTTCAAATTGGTTGTTTCAATTGAAGTAACCGTACCTTGAACTGTTAAATTACCTGTTGCAGTAATGTTAGTTGCAGTAATATCAGCAAAAGTTACATTATTGGTTGTACCAACACCTTGAATTGTACCAGTACCTTCAATAGTTGTAATTCTACTTGCGGCTGAAGATGAGAATGCTGTTGCAGTCTGACCATTACCACTTGCTAAAAATTCAACATCATCCCCATCTACAAAAGATGCGGTTGATGCGTTTTCAGGACCATCTTGTTCAAGAACTGTAATTCTACTTGCGATTGATGATGACTCAGCACCAAATCCATCTACTCCAGCGAGTAAAACATAAGATGCCGTATCAGCAGTTACAACTGCTCCATCTACACCTGAACCCAACACATAAGATGCAGTATTAGCAGTTACAACTGCTCCATCTACACCAGCACCAGCAACGTAAGATGCGGTGTCGGCGGTACCTGTTAAGTCACCAACTACATTACCTTTTAAAGAAGCAGTTACTTCTAATAAATCAATCTTGGTGTCAAGATTGACTGTTACTTTATTCTCACCACCGGCCGATGATGTTACTAAAGTATTAATATTTGTTCCACCTGCAATTGTAATAGTATCACCATCACCAATTACATCAGGACCATCACCAGCATCACCATTGATGCTTAACTGAAATTCCGCACTCTCAATGTTAGCAGCTACAGATGCAGAAAAGGCCGTTAAGCCATCTACTCCATCGAACTCAACATAAGATGCGGTTTGTACTGTACCTACAATCGTGTTGTCTACCGTTAATCCCGATAGCTCAGCAGCCGACCCCGATACTACGACCTTTTTCCATGCCATTTTTTTTTCTCCGTTTTTTGTGTTAACACATTTTTATTGATATATCAAATATAACTTCTTTAATACTAATAAGTATCTACTTTTATACATTAAAGTAAAAATCATTACCATCATACCAAATTGACCCAGCACCAAGACTTCCAGTTTCCGTGGTAGCCGATAATGTGAGAATGCCATCTTGGTTAATACTAAATCCTGGTCCTGATATTTCAGAACCAATTTCTAAAACTGCAGCATATGATGCAGTTACTGCATACGATGCTGAAAGGACAGACATCGAACTTGTTTGTGTTTGGTTTATGTAACCCAAATCTGCAATTTGTTGTGACCCACTCACAGTACCCGCAGGAGTAGAACCACCACCCCCACTTCCAAATCCAGCAGCAGCGGCTGAGGATGAGATGAATGTTGGGTCAATATAAGAAGCAGTAGCAACTGACATAGAACTCGTTTGGGAAACAAGAACGAATGAACTCGTATCAGCTGCAGTGAGGAATGACCCTGTTTCGGATATCAACAAGAATGAACTTGTTTGGTCATTTGTTATGAATGATGAAGTATCAATACTTGAACCACCACCAAATCCACTTCTTGCAGCAGAGGCTGAAATGAATGTATCACTTATAAATGATGCAGTATCAGCATTTACTGCGTGAGATGAAGACAATTCGGTAAGAATCTCATAGGATGCAGAAATAGCATATAAAGCGTAAGATGCCGTAGCAACCGACATTGAGCTTGTTTGGTCTATTCTTACCAAAGAACTTGTATCGATAGACCCACCACCACCTGCACCAAATCCAGCAGCAGCAGCGGATGCTGAAATGAATGTTGGGTCAATATAAGAAGCAGTAGCAACTGACATTGAAGAGGTTTGAGATACAAAGACAAACGATGAAGTTTGTGAGCTTTGAATAAATCCAAAGTCAATAATTTGTTGTGAACCACTAATAGTCCCATCAGGTGTGCTTCCACCAGCACCAAACCCAGCAGCTGCAGCGGATGCTGAGATAAATGTAGGACTTATATATGATGCCGTAGCAACTGACATTGAGCTTGTTTGAGATACAAGTATAAATGATGCAGTATCTGCCGCAATTAAGAATGACCCAGTTTGAGATGATAAAACAAATGATGATGTTTGTGAACTTTGAATAAATCCTAAATCAGATATTTGCTGAGAACCACTAATGGTTCCGGCAGGGGTAGACCCACTACCTGAGCTTGGGAATTCAAATTCTTGGAATTCTTTTGTAGCAAAGAATCCGGAACCTACTAATCTATATTTGTATAATTTATCTTCGTCTTGGACATAAAATATCTGACCAACTTCTAATTTGGCTTCCTCACCAGCACTTCCGGTCAAGGCGTTCATTGTTGCAGCAGTATCGACAGTTCTCCAAGCACCTTGAAGTAATTCAATATTACTTAATTTACCGGTTGATACCTCTAAATCCGTATTTAACGTAATTGCCATCTAACTCCCCTTATTAGAATGTAGAACTTGGAGCACTTCCCGAAGTACTTATTAAATAATAATCAACACCTGGAGATGGTTCGGCATCCTTACCACCAATCAGAACCGTAAAACTCGTTGCGGAACTATTTGGGTATGTTCCTGAATTCATATTGTATGTTTGTATAGCAAATGAGTTTACACCATCACCACCAGTACCACTTCTATCACCATAAATTAGATATTCACCCGATGTACTTCCTCCAAAAGAACTACCCATTGTGGTTGGTACTAAACCAGCATCACCATTTGATGGCATTACAATCAGTAGTGCTGTGGTTGGAATAGATGGGTCAGTCGAACCAGTTCTCATAATAATTTTTGAAAGTATTGGAGTACTATTTGAATCCTCTAATAACGAACCACTACCAACGAGGTATGTTTTTCTATTGGCCCCAAAGAACCCGGAAACGAAGTTATCGACAATAATTTCAGTGCCCATATCACCATCGGCAAATGAGTCTAATATAGAATCGGCATCCTGTACACCATCATTACTTGTATTACCAAGGAATGCACCATCACCAATACATTCATAAATATCAGCACCACTTACACCAACATAGTGACCATATTCAGTTAAGTAAGCATACCACAATGCTCCACCAGCAGGAGCAGCTCCTACGGAGAAACTACGCTTGTATTCTACAATATCCTCACCATAAGCATCTTGAATACTTGCTGTATAGTTCAAGGTAACCGCATCGGTCATTGAAGAATCACTTGCGTTGATAAACCAAGATGATGAAGCTGCGTTTTGAGGTGCAAGAGACATTGATGCAGCACCCTCACCACTTAAAGTTACTGAATATGGTGAATCACTTTCAGTATCCGTAATTGTAATTGTTACTAATTTAGTTCCTGAAGATACCGGAGCGTTTATGGTTTCATCAGCAAATGCAGCTTCTGGTAACACATTATTAGTAACATTGATTGTGATACTACCAGTACCCTCATTTCCATATTGGTCTACCCAGTAGATTGTTGGTGAAATGGAATCACCATTTATGTATGAACCACTAATATCAGACTTAACACTCAAGTTACCATTTGAATCAATTGCGATTACGGAGTGATTTGAGTTAAATTGTTCTGCAACTTGAGTTCCATAGTTTGGAGAATAAGTTACATTAACATTCGCTTGAGAACCAACGCCATCGGAATCGTTTGTGATTACCGAACCACTTAATGCGGATTCAATAATATAGAAACTTTCACCTGTAATAGAACCACCACCTGCTTGCGAAATAGTAATACCATCGGTATAAGTTCCTTGATTAAATCCATGAGTATCTTTTATATTTGCTGAGTAGTTGTAAGTTGCAGCACTTAAATCACCATTTGCGTGAATTGTAAATGTGTTTGACCCAGCGTATGATGCTGATAAACTTGCAGCACCGGCACCTGTTAAATTAAATGTATCAACATCAAGTGCATCACCTTCAGTATCACTCCAAACCAATGTTGCTAATAAAGCACCATTAACTGCCAAGTTTGTATTCTGATTGTTTGTGTTTGGAGTATCGGTTGTTACACCCGGTGCGTTGTTTGGAGTAACACTCACGGTAATTGGTGCTGAATCTGCATTACCATATTGGTCTTCCCAACCAATGTTTGCAGTAAGAGTTGTACCATCGGTATTACCACTACCACTAATATCAGTTCCAACAGTTAATACACCCGTTGATGAGTTAACTGCAACAAATGGGTTATCGGATGTGAAGTTTTGTGCAATTGGTGACCCATAACTTGGTGAATACGTTACACTCAAAGTTTTAGCAGTACCAATACCAGTTGTAGTATTTGTAATACCATCACCACTTGTAGCAGATTCAATAATAAACAAGTTACCAGGTGCGGTCAAAGTACCGTTATCGGCTTGTGCGATTGTGATATCATCTGTATACACACCAGTTCTAAATCCATGTACATCTTTAATACTTGCTGTGAACGAAATAGTTCCTGCCGATTGGTCACCATTTGCGTATAATCCAAAGTTGTTAGACCCATCGTATGAACTTGATAAGTTAGAAGCACTTACACCTGTTAATACAAATGATGAAATATTCAAAGCATCACTTTCAGTATCAGTCCACTTTATAGTAGATAATAGATTACCATCGGTTGCTTGGTTAGTGTTTCTATTTGTAGAAGTAAGTTCGGCAGCAGAAGGTGCGTTATTAATTGCAAGATTTACAGTAATAGTTTGAGGCCCACCAACATTATCATATTGGTCTCTCCAAGTAATGTCTGAAGTAATTGTTCCTGGGTATATGTTTACACTACCACTAATCGAACTACTAACTGTGAGATTACCACTACTATTTACCCCAATATATTCGTTTGATGAAGTAAATGATGCGACTGCGGCTGAATTGTATTGTGGTGAGTAAGAAACTCCCAAGTCACCTTGAGTTCCAGTTCTACCATTTGTTCCCAATACAATATTATCACCAGTTGTTGCCGATTCGATTACATAGAATGTACCATTTTCGGACAAACTACCAGTTGGTGCTTGTGCAATTGTAAATGATGTATTTTTTTCACCTGTACGGAACCCGTGTTCATCTTTAATACTTGCACTTACATAATAAGTTCCTGCTGCAAGATTTGATGTTGGTGTAATTGTGTACTCATATGCACCATCCCAAGATGATGTAATATCTGCATCACTTGAAAATGTAAATGTATTGTGATTTAAAGAATCACTTTCAGTATCAGACCAAGTTAAAGTTAAAATTGTATTTGATGGTCTTGCGCCATTTGTATTTAAGTTTGCACTTGTCTCGGAATACGTTCCGATTGGTGCAGAATTTTCTACAATGTTTAATGTATGGTTTCTATATTGTTTAGTAGTATAAAATAAATTTTCAGATGCTGTAATTTGAATTGCAATAGTATTACTACCAGAATATGGAGAACCACTAATATTAGTATCAATTTCTAATGTAGCACTTGAACCCGTATATGCTGTTGAACTATTATCTGCAAATCTAACATACCCACTTGGAATTGTATTTACTTCCCATCGCTGAGATACAGCAGAGGTGAATGTTACGTTTGATATAGTATATCCATTAGAATTTGTTGTTAGATTATCACCTTGAACCGATGATTCTAATGTATAGTATGTACCACCATTAGCGCCAATAGTTGATGCGGCGTCATCTGAAATTGGAATTGTAATTAATGCACTTGCGGTATCAGCATTATATGCATCGCCAACATTAACTCTATAAACATATCGGTTTGCAATATCAGAATTTAAAAATACTGATGACCTACGGGTAACTGCACCTGCAATATTCATTTGGAATGCGTCTGCGGTAGGGTCGGTTAAAGATGTACCCCCAAGTGATGAAGTGATATTTGGATTTGAAATGTCACTTCCAGAATGTACCGATACCAATGTAAAATCTTTATACAATATTGTATTGGCAGGATTACTATTATCCGTAGCAGATATACTACCAGCAGAAGCACCATCAGTTGAATTTTCATTAACACCTGAAATTCCTTGGTCTTGAATACCTGGACCCAAGTTGTCTACCACCTCAACACGATATGGTAGATATGTAATATTAGGAACATCATATCCGGCTTCGTAATTTGCATCAGATGCGGTCAATACAAAAGAGTATGATGTTATGTTTTCATAATCTAAAGAAGATGTTACTTGAACAAGGTCAATGTATTTTGATACGCCAGTAGTTCCAATTGTAAATGAAAAATGGTCAGTACCTAAACTACCAGTTCTAATGGTCAAAGCATCACTATCAGCATCAGTAACATAAACTCTATATTGTGTTTTAGTTGCAGCACTTGATGATTCATCTAATGATGCCGTAAATGATGTAATTGTGTTTCCACTCACACCATCAATTCTAAATACTGGTGCTGAATTTGGAGTTACACGAATATAAATTGTTTTTTCTACCGTGTTGTTTTGACCATCAGTTACTTGAATCAAGAATGGATGTGAACCGGAACCAGGAGTATTGTCCGTATTCATTGCTCTACTTGATGACGCTACAGCTCTAACAACACCAGCAGTAGATACTTCAAAGAAATTATCAGTATAACCACTTTGGATTGCCCAAGTTTGAGTATCACCAGGCGTAACATCTGTTGCGACAAGAGTTCCAATCAAAGCACCACTGCCGGTAAATTCTGGAATTGTAAATCCATGAGATGTAATTACCGGTGGGTCACCAAATGAACCACCACCGCCACCAGAACCAAATCCGTATAGAGCTGCAGATGCAGATACACCTAATCTAAAGTGTGTTGATGATGTATCAATAGAAATTACATTTGATGTAATAGAAATACCATTACCGGCCGTGTAAGTTTCACCACCACCAGCACCAAATCCTGCTTCAGCTGCTGAACGAGATACCTCGGTATCAAAGTCAGTAATACTTGAAGTTGTGATTGGAAGTATTTGGTCTGAACTTGATACGAGACCACTTGGCACATTGATTAGACTATTGAAGTCACTTGTCCCACCACCAGTACCGAATCCACTTGCAGCAGCTGATGCTGAAATATATGAATCGGTGATTACATCCGTAATTTGGGAAGACCCACTAACTAAACCACTTGGTTTGCCTGTTAGTTCAGTCCAAGTCGAAACTCCAGCGGAACCTGTATTGATTGTGATTGTAACTGCATTACCACTATTTGTAGCGGTTACTGCGTTACCAACAAAATCTAAACTACGCACATTTTCTGAAAGAGTGACTCCCTCATCCGATGCGGTAATGGCCAACCCACTACCACCACTACCACCACCAGAAAGTGATGATAAATCAACACTATTACCACTTGAAATGGTTAAAGCGTTTGTGGCTGAATTAAATGAAAGTGTTTGTGCATCCGAACCCGTATTGTCGTTTGCAGCGAGTTCATTTATTCGAGAATCAAATGATGCCGAATCATTGGGATATATATTTTCTCTAAAGTTATTATTAGCTACAATAGAGTTTTTCTGGAATGCAGAAATGGTGGCCGGTTTGTTTTGTATAGTTCTATAATCTATTTGACTGGATGCAGATACTACACCACTTGGTAGATTTGAAACAACCTGAGCCGAAGATGAAATAACACCATTAGTTGATGTAATATCACCAGTAAATGAACCACTAAATGAGCCGGTATAGTCAAATGGCATATATTTCTCCGATAATTAAAATACTTTCCCTCACTTAATAAATAGTGAGAAAATTAACGGAACTACTTAATAGGAATATAATAATCGTAACACCTCATCCAAAGACTCATGTCTGTGGTTATCTTTCAGAGTCGTTGTATATACATATTGAGAATCTTTTAACTTTGGTACATCGTGAACTGCTGAATCATTATTGAATTTTAAATCAATTTGTTGACCATCTCCACAAAGTATCATTCGAGAGTTTTTTCCCAATCTACCCAAGACCATTCCAAGTTGTTGTTTGGTCAAGTTTTGAAACTCATCTACTATAACTATACAATTATCAAAAGTTCTCCCTCTAAAGTGAGTTAAAGATACCAATTCAATATCTTCATTCTTTTCCATCTTTTCCAAAACTTCAGGTTTGTTGTAAACCTTTCTCATATTGGAACGAATTGGAACTAACCAGGGTTCCATTTTTTCTTCCAATGACCCCGGCAAGAATCCGTTATCTTCGTTTGAAACTGTTGGTCGTGTTATAACGATTTTATTTACTTCTCTTTTAAAGAACAAATCCAATGCAATTTGAACTGCCATTAAGGTCTTACCACTACCGGCCTTTCCTAATATAAAATTGAATGGATGATAAAGTATTTGTGATTTCGCTAACTTTTGTTCTTCTGATAATGAAAGTGTGAACCTAATGTCCCCCTTTGGTACTCTCTTCTCTACGTTTTCAGGCATATATCATTCCCTTTATGTTATGTAACGGACTTTGGTATAAATATGATATAAACCAATAAAAAAGGGGAGCCGAAGCCCCCCTTTAATAAAGATTATGTTAATCTCTCAATTAAGAGAAGATTTCCAAACCGTGAACGTATACTTTACCGTAGAACTCACCACGAACCATTTGCTTGGCGTAACGTGTCATTACACCTTTTCTTGGTTGGAAGTTTTTCGGGTCGTACACCAACGGAGTCATGATTAATGGAATGTATGGAGCGTAAACAGCACCACTTTCCAAGAATTGTGAACCTTTGAAGCCCATCAAGATAAGGTTTTCTTGCATATATGGGTTCTTGTAAACTTGGTAGCGATTAGCGAATGAACCTACTTGAGATACACCCATTGCGAATTGCATTTCGTTACCAGTACCTGAAGCAGCAAATCCTGGGATAGACTCAAGAACAGTAGCTACATCTGGAGAAACAACCATAAAGTTAGCGCCACCTCTCATTGTTTTGGTGTGAATTTGGTTAGAAACTCTTTGTAATTGAGTACCAAGAGTCTGGAACCATTGTTGTTGAGTGTATCTCTCAACAGCAGCATTCAAGCCAGAAGAAGTGAAACCACTACCATTCCAAGAGTAACCGATACGAGCTGACCAGTAACCAGTAGTCAATGCGTTTTCTACCAACATATCCAAGATTTCGAGGTCGATTTCTTGTGAGATGTATTCAGACAACATTGAAGTCAATTCAGCTTCAGCATCGATTGAGTGGTATGCGTTCAAATCTTGAGCAAATTCAGGAGTCCATTGTGCTTTCAACTTACGAGTCTTAGCAACGATTGGCACAGAGCGAAGCTCTACGTTCAATTCTGGAATACCCAAATCAGTTTCAGGGTTTTGACCGAAACCAGCAGTAGTTTGTTCGAAGTCACCACGAGTGATGTCAGTTGGTTGCTTTTGGAACTTAACAGTAGCGTTACCGGCCAATGCTTCAGTAGAAGAACCTTTTACTACGAATACTACATTAGCACCTGACAATTTAGTGTATGCAGGGTAGTACTCGGTAATGGCAGATGCTTCGATAGCGAAAGCACGAACACCTTCAGAGTCGTAACCACTCAAATTAGCAACAGGAACAGCAACAGTGTAAAGGTCAGAAGACGCCCATACTGATGCAGAGAATGCTGAATCGTAGTTGATGTCACTCAAAGATGCCAACGATGCAGTTACACAAGATGCTTCAGCAACAACTGATGCAGTATCTTGGATAGTGTAACCAAAACGACCAGCACCATAAAGACCTTCAGAAGCCTCATTAGCAGTTTCGGTGATACCGAATACAGAGTCAGTTTGTGAGTCTTTACCAGCACCTGTTTCAAATCCTGGCTGAGCAGTACCATACTTGAAATCCAAGTAGAATACAAGACCAGAAGGAAGGTTCATAGGTTGTACTGAAACGAATTCTTTAGCAGCGATTTCGCTGAAAATTCTTCGTACCAATGGAAGAGCGACACCAGCCCACTCTTCAGAGTTTGCAGAAGTACCAGTAGCAGAAGCTTCAGATACTAATTGTTTTGCTTGGTTTTCCAACAATGTAGCGATTCCAGCTCTTTCGAAGTCGGTAGTGATACCTTCCAAAAGACCTGTTTTTTCCCACTTACCTACAAGGCCTTTGGCCTCTTCAGACATTTTCTTGTTGAAACCAGCAGATTCGTTTAATAATGAATTTGTGTTCATCTTATTAATCCTTTTCTTTAGGTTTAAAATTATTTAATCAAACCAGCAAGCTTCTTAAATCTATCAGCTACTACGTTACCTTCAGAAATGATTGATTTCTGCGGTGCGCTTGACTTCATAGGTTTAGATGCAAGTGATTCTTTAACAACTGTTTTAGGTTTTTTAGCAACATTTAAGTTCTCACCCAATGTAGCGAATACCAATTTTACTTCTCTTAAAGATGCGGCTCTATCGAAGTTCTCGATAACTTTCATCTTTTGGTTCTCGTTCAAATCAAAAGTTCTGAACAACTTGTTAGTGTAAAGAAGTTTAGCGTTCAAAAGATTTACTTCGTTGATAGTGTTCTTCAATGATGTAATAACATTGTAAGCTTCTTCCAACTCGGTTTCTTTTTCTTCGTTCCAACCTTCTTCAACAGTTTCCTCTTCTTCAGAAACTTCTTCTTCATCAGCCATTTCTTTCAATGTAGAGATGATTTCTTCCAAAGACAATTCTTCATCTTCTTCTTCAGTCAACTCATCATCATTTTCAATGTCAGATGAATCAAGTTCCTCTTCAAGGTCTTCTTCTTCAGATACTTCTTCAGCATCTTCTTCTTCAGATACTTCTTCATCGCCCAAAGCAGCTTCCAATTCAGCGATTACTGATTCCAAGTCCAACTCATCTTCCTCTTCGGTCATTTCATCTTCCTCTTCATCCATCATCTCTTCCATGTCGGCTTCTTCTTCTTCAGAACCCTCTTCTTCAGAATGCATTTCCTCTTCGTGAGACTCGATTTCATCAGAAGCGATATCAGCTACCTCTTCTTCTTCATCTGAATCTAACTCTTCTTCAACCTCTTCTTCAGAGTCCATGTCCAAATCCATTTCTTCCTCTTCGGTTTCCATCTCTGGCGCCATTGAGTCTTCCATTTCATCTTCGACTTCTTCTTCATCTTCTAACTCTTCAGCTAGTTTGTGAGAAAGCATTGATTGAAGTTTTGGAGTAAATGCCTCTTCGAGAGCCATCTTAGCGTTTGCTAATGCAGTTTCTTTTACGGCCTTGGCATCAGCGATAGCTTCTTTTAACAAATCTGATTTCATTTGTTATCTCCTAAATTAAACTTTTGGATAATAAGATTATTGGGAATCTTAATAGAATATAAATTTCAATAATGATAATCACTCATTAGGGAGTGATATTTTTTCTAATAAATATGGGACTTTTTTCCGAAACGATAGAGTGTTTACTATTAATAGTCTTCTCTTCTTCTTCGTACCCACTCAGCTCTGATGGCGTCATTCATCTTTTTTCTACGAGCCGTAGTTGGTTTTGTGTATTCACGATTGTGTTTAACGTAATCAATGATACCACTATCTTTCATCATACGTTTCCACTTACGAAGTGCGGCTTCAACATTACCATTGATAACTCTCACACCATTTGCGTGACCATAGAGGAATAACTCCTCTCTTTCTTTTCTAACTTTTTGTTCTGCCATTTATATAACTTTTTTACAAAATAAAACGGACATCACTCAAAGTAACATCCGTTTATAAATATAGAGTTAAATTTAATTAAGATATATGTAGTCATCATATTTATCAGAAACTAACTTTTGTCGTATTCGTTCAGGTGATAAATTAAAATATTGTGAAGCTTCTTTTATTGTTTTAAACTCAATACCTTCACATTTGATTGTATTTAATTCAAATCGGATTGCATTGTTCCAAGTTTGTTCCATTTCACTATAAGACACATTATACTCATCTGAAGATACTCGTTTCCAATGAATCCAATTTTTAGAGTTTGAATCCACCCACGTTCTAACATTATTTTCAGTTATATTACCAAGTAGTTTAGTTATTTGTGATGTTGATTGGAATAAGGCCCCATCTATATCAAATTGTATGTTAGGTTTTTTATCAATCCCAAGTATATTCCAATCCTTATATTTGTATTTAGTTGACATACACCTACGCTCTACTTCACTTGCTACAAGTTTGTTTGGTTCAATATCTATTGCAGCTTCTCTATATGACTTATACTTCTTACCATCTATCTCACAAACATATGTTCCATCCCATTCAATGTCTTCGGTTGCAAGGTCTGGGTTTCCTTTTACAAACATCAAAACATTCTGATGAGTTGATGCTACCTTTCTATTACGATTGAAGTATACGTTGGACATTCTGCCGGATTGTTGAGATGCGTTTATCAACACAACATCGTTATAGTAATGAAACCCACATTCTTCAGCAATCCTAATGGTAGATGGAACAAACCCCTTATATTTACCAATCTTATAATTGCCAGTAGTCAATCTATCTCGTATCTCACTCACAACAATAATAAAGAACCTATTGTCTTTTAGTTTATCATATGATTTTTGTATGATTGATTTGTATTTGATAAGAAACGTATCCCAATCCATATTGGATAAGTCATTTGGATTATCGGAATATATTTCCAAGTCGTGATATGGTGGGCAGGTAAATACCAAATCATATTGGTCTTGTAGTGTATCTAACACTTCTTCACTATCACCACAAATCCAAGTTGGTTTATTGGATTGTAATTTGTTTGCGTCTATTTGTTCTTTGGATAATTCTACGCCTGTATACCTAAACCCTAACTCTTCGGCTACAATACCCCTAACACTTCCACCTGCAAATGGGTCAAGGATTGAACCTGATGGTGGGATAAACGAAGTGTAGATGGTTTCACATAAGGTAGCATCAAATATAGATACAGTATTATCATCCCAAAACCTTGATTTAGATATAGTATCCTCTCTACCAAGTTCCGATTGAATATTGTATTTTTGTATCCACCATCTCTTTCGGGCTTGCCATTCTTTCTTTCGTGTATCTAATACTGATAAAAATCCATTCATAAGTTACAAATATACAAAAAAGGTTTGGGATTACCAAACCTTTCTTATAATTAATATGTAAAAATTTTACTCTCCTGGAAAATAATCCATATTGTCAATGTATTTTGATTCAATACTGGCTAAGTTTTTTCTATAACCCGTTAACTCTTTTTGATTTTGTTTCATCAGTTCTAATTGAGATTTAGCAGTTTTTATATCACCTTTAGACCTTGCATCAAAGTATGGTTGGGCCAATTCTTTCTGCTTTTCTTCGAGTTCTTTAATTTTCTTAATAACAGCCACATACTTAACATACATTTTTGGAACTCGACTTTCATTAACCGACTCATTAGTATCGGTAGATAAGTTATCTAAACCTTCTTTAAAATCTCCAATCAAATTTCCCAATTTTCTTTGAGTTTTTGGGTCAAGTTTTTTGATGTCTTTGATGTGTTGTTTGATTACCTTTGAAACATCAACTGAAAAGTTTTGTAAAATTTGCATCTTATCCATTACTTTACCTTACCCTTTTCAATATCTCTTTCTAATTCTTGACCAGCACCAAGTACATACATCATTGCAGTTTTGATATCAACATTCATATACTTCATAATCTTTTTAACTGCCATCAAAACAATTCTCTTTTCTTCAGTAGAGTAACCTTCCATAATAGAAGTCAATTTCATCGATTTGTTACCTTCTACTTCTTCAAAGTATAAATCAGACATAATGTCTTTTAGTTTTGGATTCTTAACATCAAAGTTAAATTTTTCCAAAGCTCTTCTTGCTTTCAAAGCGTTCTTAACTGGAATTACAAAGTATCCCATTTTTTCACCACCCATTTTCTTAGCAAGTTTTGCGGCCTGGTCTTTCATACCTTGACCCATTACATTACCATTCTTTGGGTTAACAACTGTATACTTTGATTCGTTGATTGATTCTTCGGTGAAGTCTTTTGCGTTTTCTTTATCTTCATCATCAACTGAAGTTACCTTGTATTTTTTACCATCAACTTCAAATTCACTATCACCAGCAGCGATTGCCTTTGCTCTTGCGGCACCAAACTCGTTACCCTCTTCCATATCAGCTTCTTTTTCTTCAGCTTCTTTGATTTCGTAGTATTTACCAAGAACTTCACCCATCTCATCGTAACAAGACTCAAGTCTTTGTTGTAGAACATTTACTTCTTTGATGGTATTTGAGAATACTTTGAATGACTCATTCATAGACTTCATATGTCTATTAACAGTCACCTTATCAAACCAATCGCCTGTTTCTTCAAGAGTTACCTTTTGTGCAGTTTCTACGATACCTTTAATTGATTCGTATACTTCAGCCAAGTTTCCTGTACGATAGATTGATTCACCAAATCTTTTGTATTGAGATACGGCTTCAAGGAATGCACGTTTTTCTTCGTTAGTCATTCCTTTTTCTTCCTCTTCACCAACATTCATTCTTTTATAATCTAAATGTTGAGATTCTTTAAGTAAGCTTTTCAATTTCATTATTTTACTCCGAAATCACATTCACAATAGCCACCAACTTCACAAATGATTTCTCTCATAAGGTTGTTAGCTTTCTTGTATTTATAAGTATTGTTTTTAATGGTAACCGACTCATTGATTACACCTTCGTTTTTTGGAGACATAAATGCACCATGAGTTGATGGATTAGATACAAAATCCCAACAAATCAAATCAAAGTCGTTTTCAACTGCAACAGTATCTTCACCGATTTGTTTTACTGAACCCATACCTCTTGATGAGATACCAACAGTACAACCTGCTTTAATGAGTTCTTTAAGAATGTTACCCGTAGGTGTGTTGAGAATTTCAACTGTACCTACTACATCATCACCCTTCCAATAAACATCACGAACGATGTGTGATGTGTTCTTTAATTCTACAACGGCAGATTCAGGATGGTCGAGTTCTCCGTAAGCACGATTCTCTTTAATTTCACGACCCTTGTACTTTTCAACTTCTCTTTCAAGAATATTTCTTGGGTATACTCTACCATTTTGGTTTTTAGCGTTTGCTCTTTGCAATACACCATTAACCAAGAAACGACCATGCTTTTCTTGAGCCTCTTGTAACATTGTAGGTGTTACATCAAATATCATTGTATCTACAAGAAGTTGTTTCATTAGTTCTCCCAAACCTTTTTCTTTCTATATAAATCAAAGAAGACCCGTGCTAATTCTCTACGAATCATCAAACGGATTTCCTCAAGGTCTTGAACCTCAAGTTCTTCATTCAATTTATTTTTATTACAACCACACGACATATTACGCACTCAATTCTTTTAGTTTATGAGCAACTTTTAACATTCTTTCAGAAATCTTTCCAAATCTCTTTTGTGTGGATTTCCAATACTGACCATTGTGTACGCCTGTTTCGTTTTTCAACTTTGTGTTCTGATTAACAATCTTCTCGACCTCATACATCAATCTATTGATTTCTTTAATTGAGTTGTTAACCTTTTGGTGTGATTTCATAGAGTCATCGTTTTTATAATCACGATAAGTTGCTTCAATTAGTTTTTCAAGTTTGTCTTCTAATTTCTTCATACTCTTTGACTCCGTATTCATTTTGGTCTTCTTGGCTTTTTTGTAACCTAAAACTTCAATATGTTCATCATCTAAATCTTCTTCACTTTTCGCAAAAGCGTGTGGAGTTTTAGGTGGGCCAGCACCCCCATCCATATTACCGGTTACATTGGCCTCTTCTAATTCTTCATCTTGAAGAGTGTCTTTGTCTTCCAACTCTTCAAACTTTGCTTCCAATTGTTCTAACAAAAATTTAGACATTTGAAACTCTCCTTAACTCTTGTAAAAGTTCATGATATCTCAAAAGTGAAAGAATTTGGTTTTCGTTGATAACTTTGGAATTAGTAATATTATCAATAAGGTTTACAGTTTCAGTTAATTTGATTTTAGCAACCTTATCTGAAATCTCCACTTTTGCAAATTCAGCTTTTAATCTTTTTACTTCAGCAACAACAAACCCTCTCAACTTACCTGAATTGTCAACATTGTTGATATAGGTACGGAGAACTTTCTTTTGTGTTTCTGAAAGGTTGGTGTATTTGGAATTAAATGAATCTACCAAGAATTTGTAAGCCAACATACGAACCTCTTTAGGTTGTGATGTGTATTCTTTGTCAGTAGACTCGGTAACGATTTCTACATCGTTTTTAGTAATAGTTTCAAGAATAGCATTTTTACAAGTTACATACTCTTTTGGAGAAGTTGATTGATTATATTCAAATAATTTAAATACAGATGCCATCTCACGGTAGTTATTTACACGATACTTAAAGAAGTCTTCCATCACAAAAGATTCTTTGATTGACTTAATCAAGTTATACTTTTGTCTACGAAGAATTGATTCGTTTAAGTTAGCTCTATCTTGTAGGATAATATTAACATACTCTTGGGCCTTGTATTGTGAATCAAAGTTCTCTTTAGTAAGAGCTTGATACAATTTCAATTCCTTGTTGAGTTCAGTTCCTCTTTTAAAATGCTTTTTAATAATTTCAAGGGCAAGAGAATCCTTGTTCGCTAATGTATCTGAAGCGATTTGTCTTACGAGTAATTCAAATAAAATACCCGTATTCTTGAATTTACTATGTTTAAGTTTACTCATCTTAAACCTTATCTATTACTATTCCAATTAATAAATATACAAAAACTCATCAAATCGTGTCTTGAAGAAGATTTGATTCATCTAAAAGACCACTTTCTTTCTTAACATCTTCACCTAAAGATTCTTGTAAAATTTGATGTGACTTTACTTTTACCTTTTTCAAAGATGTTCTCAATGCCTCTTTTTGTTCATATGCAAGAGGTGAGTTTTTGTATTTGTGGTATGTTGCCGCTGGTTTAATATCAGTTTGTTGACCTAGTGGGTCTCTACCAAATGTACTATCATCGGTTTTATAAGTTCCGGCAGTTTCTGGTCTACCAGCTCCTTCGAATCCACCTTGCGGTGAACCACCTTGATTTTCCTCACCCGCTTCTTCACCATCTTGTAGGTTTAATGCAGCAAGGTCGTGTGGTGTACCAAATGATTGGCCGGTCTTAACTGGGTCATTACCTTCATCTTCGATTTGAGCTTGTCTAAATCCAAGTTTAAGGTCGTTAATAACTTTAGCTTGTTCAGCCTTCCATTCATCATCGGACATATTCATAATGTTTTTATACATCCACTCTTGAGAAACCATTTTAAGCTCTTTCATATCTCTGACAAGATTTACTTTTTCAGACCATAAAGATGCCTTTTCTTGTTCGTAAATAATAGATGGGTTGGTTAATTCCAACTCAAAGTTTACAAGGTCTTCGTTTTCGTAACCTTGTGAGTATAAGTGAACAATTGCAATTTTAGTCAACTCGGAAAGAACAATTTTTTGAATTCTCTCAACCGAACGTGCGAATCTGATATCTTCTTGTGCTAATGTTGCTTTACCTTCAACGGCCTCATCATATCCAATAAATGCTTTTGGAACTTTGAGTGCTGCCATCATTCTATTTCTCAAGTATTCGATATCATCGATACCACCAAATTCCATTCCGCTTAATGACTCAATCTCCGTACCACTTTGACCGCCACGAACTGGAAGATAGTAATCATCCAACATATTCATCAAGTTAAACTTGAGGTTGTAGTCACCTGTGGTTTGGTCGAGATATGGAACTTTTTTCATTTGGTCGATAATACTTCTCATATGGTTATCAACCTCATTTGGAGGAATATTACCCACATCAATCTTAAAGATTCTTCTTTCTGGCGCTCTCATAATTCTATGAATCATCATTGCATCTTCCATAAGAGTCAATTGTTTCCAAGTCTTTCTTGCACCCTCTAAAAGAGAACGACCATAAGGTAGGAAGTTTGTATCTGCCATCAAACGGAAATGTGCAATTTGATAGAACTCAAAAACTTCTGCATTCTTGTTTACACTTGCTCCGTGAGCAGCACCCATAGAACCTAATTTGAATCTTACTTCATATGGGTTTTCAGGATTAAAACCCTCTTCACGTTCTACCTCATATGCTGACATTGGTGATACATTTACAATACCAACACCTTCTTCGATATCAAGGTGAAGGAAGTAATCACCATACTTGTTCATACCACGAATCCAAGCCCATAGATTGAACTCAATGTTTAGAACATCGTAAAATAAGTTGTGAAGGATTTTCTTTACATTTTCATCTTGAGTTTTGATACGAAGTACATCTCCCATATCATTCTTCAAGGTACATTCATCAGAGTAGATATCCAAAACTGAAGCAATAATGGAGTCCTTATCCATTGCTTCGTAATCAGTATATAATTCTAATTTGTTTGAATGATAATTAAATTGGTTGTTGTATGTTTCCCAATTTCTACGAGTAGTATGTAATCTACCAAATCTATCATAATATGATGAACCACGAAGGTTACCTTGGGATTGTAATCGTTGGGTGTCAACTGCTTGAGTACGACCCTTACCAATCCTACGAACAACAACCTGTGTGTTGAATAGTTTTCTTAATCTACCAAAAAGAGATTTATCTGCCATATTAGTGTCTCACTTAAAAGTGTGTAGTTCTACAAAGTATAAATATACAAAAAATAAACTTAACTACCAAATTTAAAGTAGCCAAGTTAAATCATTGTCATTTCCGTATGGGTCTTTTTGTTTCCAAGGGTCTTGACCTAATGTTCTACCCGAATACACACCCGTGTTGGATTTACCAATATGACCCAATGTGGTTCTCGTTAAATCCATACCTTGTTGTCTTAATCTCAATGCAGTATCACGAACCCACAAGCCCGTTGAGAATGACATCACCAAATCATCATTATAACCTCGCTGTGCTTCTGCTCTACTACCATTCCATATGAATACGAATAACTCATCAATTAATCGCTTAGAGTGAATGATTGGGGTTCGTTCTCTCATGTAAGTATCGAGTTTTGAAATCACCAAAGGTCGTGTTCTTGAGGACATTGTAAAACCAGGAACCATATCATCTTTTCGTTTTAAGTCCCAACCTTTACGAAGATGAATATCTTCATCAATGTAACCCAGCTCTCTATATGAATAATATAAATTTTGATATTGTCTATCAATAATTTCTTGAATTACAGCCCACCCAATGTTTGCGTTTTCAACAACCAACATTGCATTATTCCACTCACTTGCAACTGATGCTAAAAATGCACCATATTGTTTAGTTTCAATTTTACCTTTATATTCTGCAACTTGTTCTACGGTTTCTATGTCAAAAACATGGAATGCTGAATAGTCGGTTGAGTCACCACGAGCGACATCGGCAACCACTACATAGTCACGAGAATAGTTTGGATAATCCCATAACCAATAGTTACCATCAAATCCTCGTTTTTCAACAGGGTCTTTTACATAAGTCTCTTGATACCATTGTAGTGTAGAACCTTCTACTACTGTATAACCGGATGAAATAAAGTCACAATCACATTCTTGGGCTGCGCCCTTTTCACCAAGGAGTTTTGTTTGTTCATCTCTCCATCGTTGATTTCTATCAGGGTGTACAGTCCAATGGAGTTCGGTTGGGTGCCATTGTTCTCCAGCTTGACCTTGTAACCATACTTTGTGAAACCAGTTACCCACACCATTTGGTGTAGACAATACAATAGCACCACCACCTGTTGAAAGTGTTGATTGTGCGGATGTCCAAATTTCTTCTACATTATCAATAAATGCAGCCTCATCAATTACCAAAAGAGACAATGCTTCAGAACGACCAGCATCTCCAGCAGCAGATGTTGCTTTGATTTGCGAACCATTCTTTAATCGGAGTGATAGTTTGTTGTCCTCTTCGGTTTGACCTTTTAACCAAGTTGGTAAGTTAGAATGCATAAAACGAACCTTCGTTACAAGGTTCTTTGCAACCTCTTGTTTAGTTGCAATTACCAAAATGTTTTTGTCTTCGTGAAACAACATCAGCCAGAGTGAATATCCGGCTGAAAGTGTAGAGATACCTAATTGTCGTGATTTGAGGATTACATTAAAACGATGGTCATTGATATTATGCATCAGCCCCTCTTGAAACTCATACAAGTTAAAAAGGATTTTTCCTCGGTGGGGGTGCTGAATGTAACAATACTTTTTAAAAAAGTATACAGGGTCTTTAGCGCACTTGACCCACTCTTCTCGTATGAGTGTTCTTAAATCTGGCATACATTTTTATAATACGAATAATACAGCAATCAATGTAGCGCCACCGGCACCACCCAATAACAAACCATTCCAAAATTGCCCTCTTTTTTGTTTTTTGAGGGTTTTGATTTGATTGTCTTTTAATTCAATCAGATTATCTTTTTGTAGGATAATTTGTTCCTTACTTTGAAGTGCAACTGAAAAGTTTGCGAGTTGTTGAGATTGTAATTCAATCTTATCAACTTGTAGTGATACTAACTCTTGAGTGGTTTTTAACTCTTCTTTACATACATCGAATTGAGACTTAACGACTAACGCATTTTTAACTGCGGTTCTTGGAACTGCAATTACACTATCAGTTGAAAGCGTTTGCGAAAGCAGAGATGAGGTCATCATCAGACATATCATCAAACTTATCCATTTGCTCTTCATATCGTTTTCTCAAGTTTAAAAGTTGTGCATTTTTAGAATCAATCTGATTGTCAATTTCTGCAATCTGATTACTCAATCCAAGATTTAATTGGATGAGTGAGTCTGCCTCACTCTCCAATCTTGAAATCTCACCTAAATACTCCATCTCTTTTTCTTTCAACATTCTTTCGTATTCTTTTTTGTAGGTATTACCCATAAAGAATTGCTGGTAGATAAGGACACCTGCCAAACAAAGAATTACAAGTTGAGATGGATTTAGTTTTTTCATTTATTTTTTTGCAGCTGGCTTTCTACGAGGCTTACGGTTCGTAGGTTTCTTTACAACTGGCTTGGTATCACCAGCGTTAGTTGCTGCTGGTTTTTTTGCCGCTGGTTTTCTGCGTGGTTTGCGTTTAGGTGTTGACTTTCCTTTAGCAGCATCAACAACATCTTTTGATTCCTTAACAACATTCTTTACAGCAGTACGAACTTCTTTTACTTCCTTAACCACGTTTCTAGCACGAGTCTTAACTTCAGCAACATCTTCTTTAACTTCTTTAATTACTTCAACTACTTTTTCATCAATAGTAGTTTTACCAAGTAACCAATTCCAAGTTTTCTTTAACCAATTTTTCATAATTTTCTCTTTTTGTTAAACTAATTGTTCCAATATAAATATGTAAGTTGGAATTAATTAATTACCATTTACGACAAGACCAATATCTTGCTTTCCATCTTGGACCTGGAGAATCACAATTCATCCTTGCTCTGAAAGATTTACGAGCACCTGGATTATCTTTTTTGATGGTCATACCCTTTTGTCCAAAGTTTACCTTAACAACATTACCTTTGTCGTTGTTTACATACACTTTGAACTTCTTAACATCACCTTGCATAATCTTACCAAGTTCTACTTTTCTACCTTGATATTCTGCCTCGTTGATGTTACCTTTATATTCTTTCATAAAGTTGATAAAGTCACGAGTTTCCTCGATGGTCTCTACATCATACTCATCAACCTCACCATAGTCTGATACTGTTGAAATGTAATCTTCTGCCTTTGTGATTAACGATTGAACCCAAGGTTCTAAATCACTTTTACCACGAAGTTTTGTGATTAACTCTTGTGCTCTCTTAACCATAGTTTCAATTTGGTCTACGGCCATTTCAGCATCAGTCTCACTACCTTCTTCTAAATAGTCTTCTACTTTGAATGCCGATACATATGGGTTAGATACAACTTGCCCCAACTCTGGAACGAATCCATACTTCTCTTCCATAAAGTTTTTTACATTATGGTATTCTTCTCTGATAAGTTCTTTGAGTTGTGTTTCAGTCATCTTATTTAAACTTTTTAATTAGTTTTGATTGAACTGCATTTCCTGGCTTACCTGCAATTGCTGATACCAATGCCATTCTTTCTGGAAGTTTACCATTCTTAACATACTGATATACTTTTTCAATATCCAATTTGTTATCATCAACAAACTTTTGGATTGCGTCTTTGTTCATACCAGTTAGACCACCAATTTCCATTGCGGTTCTTGATGCGGCTTCATTTACCGATTCCTCAACATATCCTTTACTCAAAAGTGATTTTCTGAAAGTTTCTAAATCCTTTTTGTTTTTGAAGATTTGGATTCCAAAGAAATCACTACCATCTTTGTGTTTTTCTTTTCCATCGTGGTAAGAGATTGTGTATTTAGCTTTACCAATACCATCTTGCTGTCTGAATCTTTTCTTACCTTCGTTTACTGATTCAGTCATTAAAGAATCTACATCAGCATGAATATCTTTATAGTTAGTAAATTTCTTATTACGAATTGAACTATAAAGAGCTATTGTATATTTTTGAGAATTGTTGTGAACTCTACTTTTAATAAAATCAGCCGAAGCATATTCTTCGTTTCCATTTGGTCTATATAGAATGTTCTCAACTGCTTTTTTGAATTTTTTGTAATCTTCAAATGCTTGTTGTTTCTTTTGGTCTGAAATTACTTGGATGATATACTCTTTTGATTTCTCCATATCACCTTTGAACTTGTCCAAAATTTGTTGTGCACCTTTATCGTTTCTTTGTAATGCTCTTTCGAAGTTTCCGATTTGTGTTTTTGCTAAACCTTTAGCATTAAAGTAATCTTTCTTATCGAAGATAGCATATACCTTTTCGAAATCTCTATCTTTTGATTGGAACTCTTCGTTTACTGATTCGTTCATATATTTCTTCCAATCTTTGTGTTCAGGTGCGAGTGCAGTACGACCCATATTTTTTCTCAAATCTTTGTTCTGCTCTCTATTATCTGGATGTGCAATTCTTGATGCAAATTTGTTTTTCATATCCACATAGAAATGTGCGCCAAAGTAATCTATGATATAAGCACCCTTCTTACCTTTGATTGTATCATATTCGTTATGAAGTAATACACCAGGAACTTTCAATCCAATTCCCGAATGACCCGATACATATTTGATTGGAGTATCTCTATATAACTGATAGTAGTTGTGTCCTCTTTGTGGAGTAATCATCTTTTCGTTTACCGATTCACCAGCACATTGTTTCCAACCGCCACCGGCGGCTTTGTATTGTTTAGATGCCCAACCATTTGCGTATGCGGATGGATATACATCAAACTTTTGTTTTGCCTGTGATTTGTAATAAGACCACTTTGATGGATTAGTAGGACAATTCTTTTCTTCTAATCGTTGGACTTCTTCACCCAACACCCTCAACTCTTCAATGTATTTTTTCTTATCCACTTGAACTCCTTAATTGATATATGCGTTAAGTTCATATCCGTTCTTCATACCATATACTTGGATTTGAAGTGCTTTTCTTTGAGGTTTACCACCTTTAAGTAGACCTACTGTAAAACGAGTGTCTTTACCTACTGATGGTCTTGAACGAACATTTTTACCACCCATTGCTATTTGAGATTGCCAATCATCTTTATCGATTTCGTATCCACGTTTTTCAGCAAACTTTTTTGCTTCTTCTGCAGCATCAGTAAACGATTTGTGGTATACTTTATAATCTGCTTCTTTTAAAAGTGACTTTAACTTAATCATCAGAAATCCTTATTTTTTATATACAGACTCTTTAAACATTCTCATACCGGTATTTTCTACCAAAGTCTCAACTTTTTGCCCTAATGGTCTACCAATAGTCATTGAGATGTAGAATCCCATTGCGTTTACAATGTCTTTACCATCCCACTTACAAATATTTGCAACGTCAGGACCCAAGTCGTAGTGATACATTTCCTCAAGGTCTTTCATTCCTTGTGGGTCACCTTCGTATTTTGCTTTAGGGAACAATTTAGCAACACCCTTTGCTTCACTATGGAAGTTGGCATCAGTCAAGGCACCCATCAAAATGTGCATTACTGCCCATTGGTGATTTGCGCCACCTTTTCTTAAATCTTTAAGATTTTTATCTAAAAGTTGTTTAACCTTTTTGTTCATCCCAGCATCTTCATTAAGAAAACTTTCTACGATTGATTTTAAGTTCATATCACTCTCCGTTGATTCTAACATCTTTAACAATTTGTCATCTTTAATAATAAATGTATATCCAGCTTGATGCCCATATGGGTCATTTTCAAATTCAAGGCCAGTTTTCTTTTTTAGATAAACTGCCGTAGTATTTCTAAACTCTTCATCGGCTAATCTTGGATTTGAACTTTTACGAAGGATATCTTCAATCGTATCTAAATCTTTAGATGACTTTGGTATAAGGTTAATCTGACCATTCTTGAATGATGTATAAAATTCAACCTTTACACCACCATAGGTGAATTTAGCCTTACCTTCTGATAACAATGATGTTAGTTTCATTCTTTGTTCTCCAACTTCTGAATAAAGTTCTCTTTAAACATACGGAACTCATTCTCTATTTTTTCTTCCATCTCTTCCCAAGTCGTACCATCCCATTCCTCAATCGAACCATCTTCGTTGATGTAACGGGCTTTGATAGCCAGTTTTAGAGCTTCTTTCTCAAGTTCAGCTTGTTTTAACCAAGCTTGACCATTGTCCAACATTTTTTGTCGTTCATACTCTTCGTACTTACCCTCAATCTTTAATTGATGTTCCATATCAATTGTACAATCAAAGCACATTCCGTGAATAGCTTTCATCTTGAGGTCATTACGCTTGGGGTTTGTACAAGTACAAACATCCTTACGACATTTAGGGAATGTGTTGATGTCATTTCTCAACTCTGAAAGTTTACCAAGTTTAACCTTGTATCCTTTCTTTTGTTCCCAAATATTCCCTTCACCATCAGTCCATTGGTCACCAACTTCCCTTTTGATAAAGTCCGTACTCTCTCCAAAAGCAACCGTGTTTTTGGTTTGAGTTCGGTGATTTCCAGCAATCATTTCTTTGACTGCTTTAATATTTTGCAATTTTGCCATAACTCTTTTGTGTAGTTTTACTACTATAAGTATATTAGAAATACATTAAACCCAAGATTTGGTTTAGTGATGCAAATGTACCTGTAAGTTTCATTGTGTATCCTTTGTAAGTAAATACAATACCCTCGTTTGGTACAATCTTATCTCTACCACCAACTGCGTTTAATCTTTCTAATTCCATTTTTAATTTTGCAATCTTTTTTGGGTCACCTGACTTTTTAACATCACCGATGGTTTTGTCAAGTCTCTTCTGCATATCTCTCAATGCGCCATCAGGATTAACCGTGAGTGCTGAAGACATAAATGATAGAACCTCTGCACCCACACCCAAGAAGATATCTTCAAACTTACGAAGATTATCTTTTGAGATTTTTGCCTGGTCAATCTTATCAGTTTTTTGGGCCCAATCTAATGTTTTCTTATCTGAAATGTTTTTACTATCCAAACGGAATCCTTTGTCGTAGAACGCCCATCTCTTTACCAATCCCATTTTGGTTTTGTTGTCCAAAGTAGTTGGTGAGTTTTTATCAACATACTCTTCCCACCATCTTTGGTGATATTCAGCCACACCATCACTATCTTTAAGTTTGAACTCTTTTTGTACTTTGGATAGTTGACCAAAGAACTTTGATTTCATTTTTGATAGTTCTTGGTTTTGTGGAAGTTTTACCACAGGAGGGCCTTGGATGGTATACTTTGATTGAACATGAGCATTCACTTGTTTAATCAT